GAAACGCTGTAACCCACGACATGGCAATCACGCGAACCAGAACTGCCACTGCTGCGATGCCCTCATCCGCCGAGTAATTGCCTATGCCGAATTCAGACCGGCTCCCTTCCCCGCTGTTCAAGATCAACGAAATCCAGTTCGCCTTGGAAGCCGCCATCATGGAGCTCACGCTCTGGGTCGAGCAGCGAGGCTCAGCAGTAGTCGCCGGCAATGTGCGCGGCGCCCTGCAAACGATCGACAAAAATGAAGAGTTCATCAAGATGACGCTCGCGGTGCTGATGACGCCGGAATGAATTTGCGGTGTCAAAGCCTTGGATGTCGTATAAAAATCAAACAAAGCCTTTATACTCAATGCCTTGAGCGACAAACACCCCATAAAAACAGGCAACTTTTTCGACTCTTTAGAACTCAATAAACATTGGTCAAAACCGCAGCTACTGCTGCTGGGTGCTTAAAATCTTTTTCAAACAAGAAAATGCAGCCTATGTAGAACGTAGCTTTGACGCCTGAAACGATCGTTGGCTGTTCATCCATCCCCAGCTATCATCAGGGAACGGATGATATCTACGTAGGGAAAAGTATGAGTGAGACTGATAAGCACGGCTGGGCATGGGCCTATCGGAAACTTCGTGGGCTGCAATGCTCACGTATTACGTCCCTCTACAGAGCGACCAGGTATGCTGTGCGTGGCGACACTGGAACGTTCACCAGTGAAGACAACTGGCAAAAAATACGTCTTCGACGCTAATCAATTCCTTCGCCCATGCTTCCTCCAAGCGAATACCAATGCGGCGCCTAATCCTTGGACGCCGGCAGTAGGTTATTTTTGTAGGAGCCGAGCTGATCGCGATCCCCCTCGCCACATATGATGTGCTCTCCGCGCCACTGATACAGACCTTTGGAACCCCCAATTGCAACTGACCGAGTCAGTTAACGCCCTGCGACATCAACAAGGGGGCTGTTACCGGGTGGTGCCGGTCGTGCCAGTAGTTCCGCTGGTACCTGAAGTGCCGCCGGTGCCCGGGGTGGCGTCGTTGCCACCACTACCACCGCCGCTGGAGATGGCGACACCAGCAGCGATAACACCGGCGCTAATTGCCAGGCCAGTGCCAACCGTTACGCCACCGACGAGTGGAGTCGACAGCGTCAGGCTTGAGGTAGCGCTGGGCACTGCGGCGCTGGCCGCGGGGGTGGTCTCAGCAGCCATCAGAGGCAGGCTGATGGAGGTCGCGAGGACTAAGGCCAGGAGCTGTTTCACGATCATGCTCCTTTGAAAGGATAATCCCTGAGGGCGGTTAGGGATTATGGGTATTGCAGTAAGTATAGTGTTTTGGTACCGGAACTGGGAACGAGCGTGTTCCTGATCCCGGCAGGATTTGGCGGGAGAAGCGCCAGGTCTGGGGTGAAGAACCGAGACGAGCGTCTGGTCGTTTTGAATGACGTGGCCAAATCGGTGATCGAGAAGCAGCGCGGCACTCATCCGATCTACGTGTTCCCGTTTGGCAAGCCTGATGGCGAGGGGAATGAAACGACGGTCCACCGCATGAATGACTCGGCCTGAAAGAAGGCGCGGATCAGGGCGGCGAAGAAGTGGCAGGAGAAGTTCTTGCGACCGGCACATGATGGCTTCGCCAGAATCCGCATCCATGACTTGAGCACACCTTTGGGAGAAGGCTACGTGCGGCAGGCGTGACTGAGGAGGATCGGAAAGCACTGCTCGGCCACAAGAACGGAAGCATCACCAGTCACTACTCGGCGGCGGAACTGGATCAGCTCATTGCGGCGGCAAATAAGGTATCAGCAACCGACTCGCGCGCACCAGCGCTGACGATTCTGAAAAGGAGGGAAGCGTGAACGAAAAGGCCAGGGTCACTCGAAAAGTCACTATGGCAAAAACAACAAAGCCGCTCGAAAGCGGCTAAGTCATTGAACAATATGGTCGGGACGGAGTGATTCGAACACTCGACCCCTAGCACCCCATGCTGAGAGCTGTACGAACGTAAGCTATTGAAATTAAACGAATACTCACCCTTTACAGTGTGGCAAAACATCCGCTTTTTTGTTATTTCGCAAACGAGAATCCGCGGCTTCCAGCGGAGGTTTTGCGCACAACCCTTTCCGGTGTTTGCCGACCTCCCCTTCCCCATCTACCCCCTTCAACTGACGACTGTCACGCTGAAATCTCCGCGGAGGATTCGCGATGCCCAACTCTGATCTGCTCCTTCCACCCACATCCTTGATTTGCGCAGCTAGCAACCTCCTCTACACTAACCAACAGACGTTATTTTCCATCGTAAACAAGGCAGAACGGCGGTATGGCGCGTCTACTCTTCAACAATCAATTTGATTACGTGTGTAGGAGTGCGCCATGTTAAGACAACGAGCTCAACTAACTGGTTTTATCCTCCTTGGGGCAGCGGCCTTTCCAATGACGGTTAGTGCCTATCCCGCGGATCTTTTTGCTGTCAACGAGCTGCACTTTGATTCTTATCGCCAAGCCTGTGGGCTGGACTGCATCTTGAAAAGCCGTACAGCACAGGACGTAGCGACCGGGATTGCAGGTGGGATGGGTATGGATCCTGGCTATGTGAAGGTAGGCCTCGCCATTGCCTTTCCCCCATCCCGCATCCAGGGAGAAGACACTTACTATGAGGTTAACTATCCTCCCGGATACCGGTTTTGCTCCGCAAGCATCGACATCATTTCCATCATGTCAGCCAGTAACGACCCAGGCCGAGCTACGCAAGTCGCGGCCAGCGCGCAACCTACGTTTCTCTCGGTTTACACTTGGACAGGTACTCCACAAGCTGGGGAAGGCCAATCCTCTGCAGAAGGGTGGGCTAAGGTAACAAGCATCAAACCCGAGTACTACGAAGAGTTCAAGAACAAGGGAGTTTGCAGTACAAAGGGTGAAACCGAGACCAGGGAGTTTATGCGGTGCCGAGGTCATAATTGTACTGTAGCGAAAGAGGGCGGCAATCAGGTCGCAGGGAAAGCAGTCCCGGCTCTGAAAAATCCACCAACGGGCTATTAATCTGTCCTAGCCTATGGCGGCAAAGTAACTTCGACCAATCCATTGTTTGATCAGGGCAGTATAGACAGAATTACACCGCGACTCTAAAGGGGTAAAGCAAGGTGACAACGGTCTTGAAAACCGTCGACTGTAACAGGTCCATGAGTTCGAATCCCATCGCCTCCGCCATATTTGTACCGACAAAGCCCTGATTATTCAGGGCTTTGTCGTTTCTGGGGTTTGCCGAAAATCTTGGCGCTCCACATGTGTTCCATAACTATTTTGGAAGTGTTCCAGAACTAACCCGCGCTTCACCCTTCTCCGGCGTCCAACCGACCGCTTCACCATCCCTATTGTGTGACGCCACGTTTTCGGCTGCTATGCTCACCTCTTCATCGAGAAATCACGATGCCAAATTCAGACCTACTCCCTTCCCTGCTCTTCAAGCTTAATGAAAACCAGCTCGCTTTGGAGGCTGCCATCATGGAGTTGACGCTTTGGGTTGAGCAGCGCGGAGCGGCCGAGATCGGTGGCAATGTGCGCGGCGCCTTGGAAACGATCGACAAGAATGAAGAGTTCATCAAGATGACGCTCGCGGTACTGATGACACCAGAGTGATCGCTCAAGGGTAGCTATCGGCCGATTCTGTTGAAAAAGTCGGTTCTTCCAGACTGCCCGCATACTGACCGCTGAAAACGCATTTTTTGCGCGCCGCTACGCGAAATCTGCCCCCGGAATCCTCTGCTCAAAGTAAAGATTTCAATCTCAAGCGCGTACTTTTCTGTCGTGGAAACCATGGCCGACTTTTTCAACAGAATCGGCCAGATGCGGTCATTGCCCGGTGCCGATAGAATCCTACCGACATGACTCTTCTCTGACTTGGGCATCTGTATGCACTTCGATAAATTACTGGCACGTTCGGCCATGCTTGAGGACCGGCTTGTCGGCTTTTTCGCCCTGCCTTTAGTCGATGCTTCCAGCCGCCTTCAGACAACCCAAGCGCTAGCTAGTCTAGGATTTGAGCACGCCCGGAGCCTGAAGCATCTGGTAGCAGCAGGGCTGTACACCTCTGCTGCTGCACTGCTACGAGTACAGTACGAATCACTAGTTCGCGCACTTTGGGTGCTTTATGTAGCCAAGGACGGCCAGGTGGATTTGATGCTTGCTGATCTCACACAAGAGACGGCAAAGCAGGCAAGCAAAATTCCTATGCTCAGCCAAATGTTGGAGGAGATTGGGGTGAAAGCTCCGCACGCTCCGGTAGCTCACCTAAAGGAGTTTAAGCACTACTCTTGGAGACCTTTGAGCTCCTACGTGCATGGAGGTATCCATGCAGTTAATCGTCACGGAAGGGGGTTTCCACCAGAGCTGGTTTTAGCAGAGGTCCAGCTCTCGAATGGTCTGCTCGGAATCGCAGGCAATCTGCTTCTGATCCTGAGTGGTGTACCGCAGGAGGCAGGAACTATGGTGGGCATCTACACGGAGTTCCAAGACTGTTTCCCTGCGAATAACCCACCATACAAGCATACGACCGAGCCGGCTCATTAACCGTTCAGAACAGTCAGTTTTCGGCCATTTGCAGTCTTTAGTGAACGGCAGCAATGGGTTGTGGATTCAACCGGTCGATGCAGCCGCTGAGTTAACTTTGCGAAGCCCGCATCGGGATGAACCTTCGAACGCCTTTTCGCATCCGCGGGGGATTTTAAGTCCCAAGGGAAAATCAATCAGGACGCAACTCTCAATAGTTTTTCCGGGCCGCAATCACGCCTTTTTGGCTGCCATCCAGGCCAATGTTTCCGCATACCTTTTAGAGATTGCGGACCGAAAAAATTACCCATTTCACCGACAAAGTATGTTTTCGCTCCAAAGCCACTTACACCGCAGATATGCCGATCACGCATACCATAGCGTTTCGCTGTGTGGGCCCCTAGCCCTCTCCCATTCCTTCATCATCACCGGCTGCTACGCTGATATCTCCACGGAGGAATCGCGATGCCAAACTCTGACCTACTCCCTTCCCTGCTCTTCAAAATCAACGAAAACCAGCTCGCCCTGGAAGCCGCCATCATGGAGCTTACCCTGTGGGTCGAGCAGCGCGGGTCTGGGGATGTCGCCAATAACGTTCGTGGTGCCCTGGTTGCAATCGACCGAAACGAAGAGTTCATCAAATGACTCTCGCAGTGCTAATGACACCCGAGTGACTGTGATCGGCTGTCGATTGCTGCCGGTCACGGCCTAAAATCATCAGCTATCTCGGTGATGGATTGGAGACACTGAACACAAGAGGCTCAAAAAATAAGGCGTTTAGAGCATAGCCTGTCTTCATGTACCAATTTCGTACCAAGCGCTATGCTCTCACCATCACCCATCACCCATCACCCATCACCCATCACCTCAAGAGTTCGAGAAACACTTTGGAAGTTTTCGATTTAGCCGGAACTACGTTATAAAGATCTTTAAAGACATCACCGCTATCTGTTTCACCCTCAATAGTGATCGATAATTCCAAATTATTAGGATCCACCCCTACAACTTTAGCCTTCTTAACAGCCAAAATCTTTTCTTGCCCAGGTAATATCACCTCATCACTTACACTGCTTTCTGGATCATATTCACCCGCTCTCCAATAGCGTAAATCAATTTCTGCTTTTCGCTTATCAGACACTTCTTTTGGGTCTGACCTTTTTACACTCGATAGCTCACGATAATAATCCATCCCTGGCGAGGACAGAACTGAAACATAGATAGGTTTAATAGTTGGATTCTTAATACGATAGGAGAACACCAGCTTATCCCTAGACATCGTAATTGGGAGCACCTCTATGAGCCTAGCATCCGCAGATCCTTTTGAGATCATATAGTTATCCCCTGCCCCGCTGGGAATTAGCCCTTGGTCCACAAACTCACTATATTTAATAGCGTAGTACATCTTGAACGGCCCTTCCCCGGCCCAAACGCTATAAAACATCAGGGCCATCACAGCAAAGACTATGGACGCAGATAAAACGGATGGCCCCATACTCGCTGGCACCTCATATCTGGATGCATAGGCCTTACCACTGGCATCTTCAGACTTAATGAGGGGCTTGTTTTTTTTTGATATTTTATCTTCCCCCTCAATAAAAACTGAAATATTGACCTTTTGCTTTGGGATTATACGATCGATGGATACAACATTATCTACGCATGTTATCGACGGGTAATCACTGGCAAGTATTTGGCATTTCTTAGATTTTGGAATGATTATTTCGACGTTTTTCTCTTTATCTTTTCCTTTATTATAGATCGCCAATGAAGCAGTGTAACCTTTCACATCCGGATCATGACATGGCAGAACATTTTCGAATGACAAATAGAGTTGCCGGATTCGAAATGTAGACAAAAACTTATTGAAAATTGTCGTCAATGCTAACGTACCTAGTAGTTTAAGAACACCGGATGCTATTTCCATATTTAGTACTCTTCTTTCTTTTATACAGTCTCTGAGTTCCACGTCCCCAATGACAATCGCAAACGCCTCAACCGTTTGTCATTCCACATCTACCTCCCAAGCCCCAAGCACTTCATTTCGCTGCCCTGCCAGTGCGACTGCTCAGTAGTAATGTTCAGCTTCTTGAGCTGGGTGGTGGCAGCTAACGCCCTGCGCCCTTTATAGAGCATTTCGCCAAAATTCGCGCCCCCCTTAAAAAAGGTAATAATGGTAATATCCCGTCCAAAAAACGCTACACGTCTTGTAGATCAAGGCTTACAGCGCTTTTTGGAAAAAGCGATTTTTAAGCTGTACGAGGGCGATATTATTACCTTTCTATAAAGCTATATTTCTCTTCCTTACCGAACCAAGGGATACTCAATAAGAGTGGTAGTAGCCACTCTTATAAGATCTGGCTAGTGTAGTAATACCAATATTAATTAGAGGTTATCCATTGATTCAAAAAGCGCACGCAATCCTGTACAGATTGGGATTTAGCCAGGTTTTCGGTAGTAAGCAGACTTGTTTGATCCAAAATGACACTTAGACTGCCACCTGGCTTTTCGCGCTGTCCTTCGACGCATATTGCAGCCTTTAGTCGCTTTGCAGCGAGCGCACAAACTTGATCAGGCTTTGCTTGCTTTGCAGGAGTCCAAGAAAAACGCTGATCCAAAAATTCGAATGTTTTCAGTATCGAGCCACTACCCGACAAGCACTCAAGAGTTATATCTTCCAATGTCCCTGTGTCTTGTGACCACTGCCTCCATATATAAGCTGAGACTTCGCCGTTTGGTGTGGACTGTGTAACAGCACGCGTTTCACCGAAGGGCGTCCATTCGACTTTAAGCCATTCTTGATCGCCGATCATAGCCAAATCTTTTTGGATTAGCTCAAGAGCTAGTTTCGAGCCTATCGAGTCAGCATCCGCAAACACGGCATAGCGTACCTTCGCGCTAGCACCATCCTCAGCAAGTCCCCCAAAGCTTGACTGGACCGCCAAAAGTTCAAATACATCTGAAAGGAATGGGCTGATTGACTCGGTTCGCCGTGACGTCCCCCCTGAATTGAATATCATCACCAGTGTTTCGCCTTTCGTCAGCAGGAAGTCTGGAAGAAAGAATTTCTTGGCGAGGTCTAATCTTAGATCCTCAGCCGAACGAGTGAGCATGCTCTGGCGAAAAATGTTTGAGAACGGGTAAGGAAGCTCTGAAATTTTCAGCTGCGTTCTTTCAAAACCAAGAACCCTCCTCAATAAAAGTGCTAGGAATGCTGCGTCATGGGGCCCCTCACAGAACAACAGGTGAATACTCGAGAAGCGCGCCATCAATTCGCTCCCCGCAGGTCTACATCCCCTATATCCAGCAGGCGCTTGAATTGGGAGCCACTGAAGTCACGAGTCCGAATACCACCTTCTGCATTCACAACGGCATGAAAAGATAAATCATTTTTTGTTGCTATCTCCGTTACGAATGAATCAATGCATTCCTTACTATGACTGGTAATGAAAACTTGCACATTGAATTTAAGTGCCAACTGATGAATAAATCGCGAAAATGGGCCTATCAACCTGTAATGTAAGGCGTTCTCAAACTCATCAATAAGAACCACTCCGTGCTGCGCCGAAGCAAATAGTAAGGAGAGCAGAAACATCCTTTGTAGACCTTCGCCATAGGAGGACAAATCCACACCAGCAGGGAATTTGCTATCGATCACCACAAACCGCTGTCTCTCATCCGTCAGTCGAATATCTTCTAACGATGGAAGCATGTGGGTTCGTAAGAAATCAAATATTTCCGGCAGGGCCTTAGACTGAACACTTTTGTGATAAAAACTTGAATAGCGATGCGGCTCATTGAAGAAAAATGGGCTGCTAAATACAATAGGGCATAGTATTCGAAGGCTGTCAGCATGAGTTTCTCGATCCTGCCCCTTATAGATCCGATTGATTGAGCTAAGTTGGTTGCTGCCAAAGGCGGAATTAATCTCTACAGACCCAAGATAACGAGTTCTGTCAAGAGTCGAATCTTCTTCCTGACGAAGCTGAACTTCTACATTCGTTGCTAGATCGTCGAATGTACCCTCGATAAATAGTGGGGCCTGACCCAATTGTTCAAGCATCCATTCAGGGTCTAGTTGATCCGTAGCCACCTTCCCGCGGCGGCGCATTATTTCTATAAGCCCATCGAAATCATTTTGCCTTGTTAAAAGGTAGATTGCTTCCAGTAAAGACGTCTTTCCGGAGTTGTTGATGCCCGCAATCAAATTAATTCGCGTGAGGCCGGTCATTTTTAGACCCGCCATCCTTCGATAGCATTTCACATGAATTTGAGTGAAATGGGTATCCACCCGATCACGGAAAACTGCTTTCTGTTCAACGCCACTAAGACCGACGGTTCTTGCACGATCAATAATGGTCTGTAAGCGACCGCGTATACCCTCAAGTTCAGGTAGGTTCTCTGGACGTATAGTTAACTGACTCAAAGATTTTATGTCAGCTACAACAGAGTTGATAGTGGACTCTTGTCGCTCCCGAAAGACCAAGTCGCTACTTCGGTATGCACCATTCAGATCGCGAGTTTTCTTAAGATGCTCAAGTGCGCGCTCATCCGAAACAACCTTGCCTAGCGTATCGATGTCGTCACGTTTGGTGATGGCCGGGTCCAAATATTTGTCTCCGTAACCGACCGAACCATCCTCCTCCGGTTCATCCATAGGTTCGCGTGACAGTAGTGAGAAGAAGAAGTCTCGGTTGGCTGCATTGTGACTTTTTCGGTCGAAATCATCCCATTGCAACCAATCCTTCAAGGCCGCATTGCGCACTGCATGACGAAAAATGGGAAACATCGACTCAGTGAACTGATCGCCATAATCGGAGGCTTGGTATTCAGCCACCATCGCGAGGGCGCGTAGACCGCGGCGCAATTCGACTGTACTAATGCCGATGCGACTGCGTATCTCCCCCTCTGTTAGCCCATGGGTGGTATGCAAGGTCTCTAGCAACTTGGCTTGGTTCCACTCCCCCCATTTTTTGTTGCCGCTAATATGCTTAAGCGCCATCAGCGTCAAATGGTGGACCTCATCAGCATCGGAATACAGAACAACTGGAACCTGACTAAAAAAATCCGGTTCTAGTTCCCCTAAATCGATCCCTTTGGCTTCATGCTCCTGCTGCAGGAATTTGAGTGCAGCTATACGTCGATTGCCTTCGACTACTAGAAAACCAGAGCCCGGCAACTCACGAACTTGGATTTGATCAACTGGTAAGTAACCGTTGGCTTTAAAGCTTTCGATCAAATCTTGGATGTTCTGATTCCGATCGCCAGTCAGCAAACGCATTGTGCGATGGGCTACAGTGCGATCCTTTACTTGATCGTCCGGTACCGCTTTCTGATCTGGTTCGTGAATGATGCGGAAATTGTTAGGGTCGAGATAGAGGTTGCGTAGGCTGACCCGACGCATACTCGCTGTAGCTTTGGAGCTTGCCGGCTCCTGATCAGCAGATGTCGAGTTGGACATTTTCAGTTTCCTTGAGTGTCATTTCTACAAAGCGCGCCATCTTCAAAGGTTCACACGCCCTACCCACGACGCTAGTAGCGACATTTTTCCAGCTATCATTCTAAGGGTTAGCCCTATCCAATTGTCATAATCGCATCGCTTTATGGATATATCTACTACTGCTCACCCATGCTGAAGGGGAACGTAGCCTTTGGTCTCTGAGTAATGTCGAATGCCTGCTCTTGGCCGATTTCTGCCCGTCACGACGGGCAGCAGACGACCCAGGCTGTCACGTCAAAATAGTCCTCCCAACGCCGCTGGCTCCCAGTTCATGATCACCAGTTCGCCACTGGCCTCAGCCTTGCCTTGCCGCTGGTTGCTCGTGGTGTAACGAATATCCAGCGTCTCAAAGTGAAAGCCTTCGAACACCCGGCGGATGTCGGGGTGGTCGTTGATGCTGACCATCACCCTGCCCTTGCAGCGCCGCATGAAATCGGCCATGCGTTCGTAGTTTTCAAACGGAAAATCCACCCCATAGCCGGCGGTCTGCCAGTACGGCGGGTCCATGTAGTGGAAGGTGTGGGCCCGGTCGTAGCGTTCGGCGCATTCCAGCCAGGGCAGGTTTTCCACATAGGTGCCCGACAGGCGTTGCCAGGCCGCCGAGAGGTTTTCTTCGATGCGCAGCAGGTTGATCGACGGGGTGGTGGTGGCGGTACCGAAGGTCTGCCCGGACACTTTGCCGGCGAAAGCATGGTGCTGCAGGTAGAAAAATCGGGCGGCACGCTGGATGTCGGTCAAGGTTTCGACGCGGGTCATCTTTTGCCACTCGAACACCTGCCGTGAGCTAAGTGCCCACTTGAACTGGCGCACAAACTCTTCCAGGTGGTTCTGCACCACGCGGTACAACGTCACCAGGTCGCCATTGATGTCATTGAGCACCTCAACCGGCGCCGCCTGAGGTCGCATGAAATACAGCGCAGCGCCGCCGGCAAACACTTCGACATAGCATTCATGAGGTGGAAAAAGCGGGATAAGACGGTCGGCCAGGCGGCGTTTTCCGCCCATCCAAGGGATGATAGGTGATGACATGGGTAGCAAGACCTTTACTGTATAAATAAACAGGTGCTAGGCTCGCCCTGCTTTGTGCACAGAGCAGGAGCCATGGCGGGACTTGCAGGGACAATCTGCGGGGACGGTGGCCAGGCTGGATGTTGACGCATCCAGCCCGGCCGCTCCTTTTACTTCGGGGTTGAAACCACTTCGACCCGGGACTGATCACGCTCCCGGGCAATCAACCAGGCACTTCAAGCACTTCTTTCTGCGGTTTGCCTGACGCCTTGGCCTTTCCCTCCTTGCCTCCATTGCATTCGACCGACACGGTCCACCCGGATTGAGTGAACGTGTGATCCACCGATTCCACCAGGTACTCACCATCGAGCCCACGCTTGAAGCCCAGCGCCTCGATCATGATTTCGGCAAACAGATCGGTCCGGCCCGGCAGGTCGAGGCGCACCGAGGCGGTGGATCGGTTGAACGCGGCCAGACGTGCCTTCGCAGCCTCATCGGCTGCCGTGCGGTCCGGGTAGAGATGCCGATCGGTGTGCACCGGTGGCATGCCTTCGGGCACGTTGGGATTGTCCAGGTGCGAGACCAACAACTCCCCGCTGCCCGGATCCTGGTACTGGGTGCTGACCCCTTGATGCGCACTGCGGTCGCTCAAGCGAAACTGCCAGCGGGTCACGTCACTGCGCTGCAAGGTGATCACAGCCAAGGTCTTGCCACTGGCGCTCTGTCCACCCTGTCGCGGCAGGACCAGCAGCTTGCCGTCGGCCACCTTGGCCGTGCAGTCGTGCTTTTTGGCCACCCGGGTGATGAAGTTGAAGTCGGATTCATTGAGCTGGTCCATACGTGGCACCCGGGTGTCGACCGGACACGACGGCTGCCAGCCATTCCGCGCGGCCACGTCACCGACGATCTGCGCCAGGCTGACGTCCTCCCAACTGCCGCTGCGCGTGGTTTTGCCGCTGCCACGCATGTCGCTGGCCTTGCCGCTGATCACCAGCGTGTCCGGCGGACCGGAAACCGCCACCTCGTCCACGGTGTAGCGGCCCATGCGCGTCAGGTCGGCGCCGGCATAACCCAGGTAGACCTCGATGCTCGCGCCACGCACGGGCAGCGACACCGCGCCGTCACGGTCATCAATGCGCAGCTCAAACGAATCCGAGGCCATCCCGGGCCGGTCGGATAGCTGCAGAGACACCAGCCGATCATTGATCAAGGTGGAGATGTCGGCGCCATCGGCGACGATGCGGAAAAGTGGTTGCATGACGGCACCTCAGACAAGAAAAAGCCCGCACGCGGCGGGCTGGGTAACGGGATCAATCCCACAACGAAATCACGCTGTCAGTCTCCACCACCAGGTCCGGCAGCGTGATCAGCACGCCGGCCCGGAACGGCTGCGGCTCATCGGCCAGCCCCTGATTGGCGGCCAGCACTGCCTCGACGCTGCGGTTCAGGTGGCCGTAATAGTGGTGGCACAGGGTGTCGAGCAGATCCCCGTCAGCCGTTCTGCAGGTCATCGCCATAACGGACAAGCTCCAATGAAAAGCCCTGCTTGCGCGGGATCGCCCCGGGCAGCAAAGCGCTTTGCTCTTCTTCGATATTGGTCAAAACCCAGTTGCCCAGCACCTCGCCATAACCCGTGGTGAGGTTCAGCGGCAGCAACTTGGCACCGATGCTGCGCAGCCTATCCAGTTGCTTCAGCCCACCTTTGAAGCTCGGGTAGATCGCGCCCTTGATGGTAATTTTCTCCTCACCCAGACCCACCGCCTGCTGTGCCGGGCGCCGGGTCAGACGTTCCTGCGCGGCCCAGCGAAACGCCGTCTGCCGGCGCAGTTCATCGAAGGCTGCCGTGTCCAGGTTGAAGTAGTACGGTCGCTCATTGGCCTTGAGCGGGTAGAGGATAAGCAGGTGCGGGAATGGCTTCACCGCGTCGGGAATCGGCGACATGTCGCCGGCAAACCATTCCGTGGGGAAGATGTTGCCCAACGCGGCATTGGCCTTGCCGGCGACCTTGTTGAACGCCGCGCCAAAGCGACCAATCTGCTCAGTCAACGCGGAAAAGTGCTCATCAAACTGGGCCAAGGCACGCTGGGTCTGGTTGTAGTAGCTGGCGACCTTGCCGATCTTGGCCTGCGCCGAGTTGATCGCACCCTGCAGACGCCGGGTCTTGTCGCTCAGGTCCTCGCTCAGAAAGGGTAAGCCTTCCAGCGCATCCGCCGCCCCGCTGATTTCATTGAGCGCGCCATTCATGGGCCCGGTCATCGACTCGATGTCGGTGCGACCGGCTTCACCGGCGTCGACCATGTACTTGAGGCCACCCTGCAGGTGCTCCAGGTAGTTTTTTTCATCCGTCATAAAACACTTCCTTAGCCCACATGGGGCGCATCAAACAACTGACGGTCACGCGCCTCCCGAGCAAAGTCGTCAAACTGGCGTCGCAGGTACGGCATCATTTCTTGAACGAACTGTGCCGGGTCTTTCACATCGCCTTGCACCTGAAAAACCGGGGCTGGGGCGAAGGTGAATTGCTGATCGACCTTCGGCCATTCCGGTGTTTTTGCCGCCGTGGTCGACATCAATGCCGCCGTGACCGGCGCGGCGGGAGCGTTTTCCATCGCACGCACGACCGCGCCCACCCCTTGGCCAGCGCCCATGGGCAAGATGCCGATCGGTGCTTTGGCCGGCGTGTCCGGCCCGCCAAACAAGGCCTTGCCCATGGTCGCGCCCACGTCACCACCGCCCCATGCGCCGAGCGCGCCACCGATCATTCCGCCAATCGCGGTCCCGATCAGTGGGATGATCGAACCAATGGCCGCGCCGGCCGCTGCACCCGCCAAGCCACCAGCCAGGCTACCTGCCGCCTCGCCGTAACCTTCGGCCTTTTCATCGCGGGTGGTGGCGTTCTGGTAAGTGTCCACCACCTGGAAGCCGGCAGCGGCCACCGCCAGCGCCCCGCCCGCTTTCACTCCCCGGGAAAGTCGATTGGCAGAACCTTTTCCCTTTCGACCTGGATCGCGATCCAGTCCTTCGTCATCACCGTCCTTCGCGTTGGTCACGAACACCCGCTGGACGATGTTGGATCGGTCGCCGGCCGAACCGCGCGCGATGTTGGCCAGCCCCCGACCAATTTTCAGCGCGGCCCAGGCTTTGCCCAATACCAACGCACCAGCAGTGAGTGCCGCCAGGCCCAGCACGGCCTTGGGCGTTTCCTCGGACAAAGCGGTCAAGCCACGCGCCGCCGCGCCAATCCCTATGGCCAGCGCATCCGTCGCCGGACGCAGGGCATCACCGATGGCACGCAGCGAATCGTTGAACGCCTGACCGGTTTCGGCCCAGCGTTGTGACGAGGCTTCGCGACGCTCGCTCAGGTTCTTGTCGAGAATGTCCTTGCGTTGGCCGTTGGGGTTCGAGGCGTCCCTTTTCAGGTCCGCATAGAGTTTTTTGTTCTGGGTGTACGCCATCAGCGCGGTCTTGACCTGCATGTCGGCAAATACATCACCGGTACGTAGGGTCGCGGCCAGAGCATCGGCCATCGCTTGCGCCTTGGCCGGGTCCGTCTCCTGGTTGATCTGGGTCAGGCCCTGATCCAGTTGTTTGGCTTTTTTCGGGTCGGTTTTTTCCACGTACCGGCGAGCCAGTTCAAAACTGGCTTCAAAGGTCGACAGGCCCTTGCCAATGGCAGCATTCATCGAGCCCTGATAGTCGATCCCGGCATCGGCATAACCTTTGACCGTTTCCCCTGAACCGATTTTGGCAATCCAGTTTTTCAGGTTGTTCGCCGCCTCATCGGCACTGCCGGCGCTCTTGATCTGCACCTGCAGCATGGCGCCCAACTGGGTCACCGCATCCTGACCGGTGATGCCGCTGCTGGCCATCTGCGCCAGTAGTTCCGGAAACCACTTGGCCATGTCGGCCGCTTCGAAGCTGCCTTGTTGGCCCAGCAACGCGACCGATGCCAAGGCCTGTTCCATTTTTTTCGGGTCGGTGATCTTGGCGTTGTTCTGCATCGCCAGAATCATCTTTGCCGTGTCGGTGCCCGACGCGCCCTGCCCGACCGCAAACTTCGCCGCCACCGGGGCGTACTTCAGCGCTTCGGTCAGATCCATGCCGCCGCCGACCAGCTGGTTCACCAGCTCGGCCACCTGGGTGTTGGCCATGCCGGTGTCTTTCGAAGTCTGCACAATGTCGCGGGCGGTATTTACTTCCTGTTGAGTATTGGCGGTACCGGACTTGATCGCGATGTCACGAATGATCGCCTGAAAATCCGCACTGACTTTGGTCGGCACCGCAGCCAGGGTGGTGCCGGCCACCGCCGTGCCGAAACCGCTACGCAGGCTTTCCTGCCCCTCCTGCACCTGCGCCATGCCTTTGGCCTTGAACTCGGCGCTGCGCACCACCTTGCCCAGCGCCAGGTACTCCTGACGCAGGCGGCCGACTTCAATCCCCTGCTTGCGCAGACTGGTGTTATTGGCCTCCAGCTTTTTGAGCAGCGCGCCGGCATTGGCCGCCCCGCTGTCGTGGGCTTTCTTCCATTCATCACGCAGGCGTATGGTCTCGCCGATGACTTTCTGCAAGCCCTTGGCGCGAGTGGTTTGCGCCTCGAGCTTTTTCATTTCGCCGCTGACGTTCTTGAAGGCGGCGCCGAGCGAAGAATCGACGGCGCCGCCAATCACCAGCCCGAGCGAGAGTTTGTTCGCCATGCTTATCACCTACGTGCGACGGGGTGGACTCAATCCGTGAGCCACCAGACCATCTCGGAAAACGACAGGCCCTGAATCTCGGCCGCCGAAAAATTCAGCTCGACAGCCAGGCGTTTGGCCAGAGCCTTTTGCAGGCGGGGGTTAAACCCCGTCGTCTGCTCCCAGACGAAAATAGGCGGTCTGCAGACGACGGTAATCACGCATCAGCAGCCCCTCCAAATCCGCGCGGCCGATGCTCGCCAGGCTGCAGAACAAGACCATTTCCTGTTCTTCTTCGTTGCTTCCGCCTTGCAGGGTCGCGGCGCGCATCTCACGCACCGTCGGCTCGCGCAGTGTCAGCTTGTCGACCTTGATGCCATTGGCCTCGCTCGGTTTGGATAAGATAACGGTGGCGATGCCATCGCCCAGTTGCAGCCACTTGGGCAGAACATTGTCTTTCGCGTTATTCATGGTGGTATTCCTTACATGCCCAGGGCAGACCGCACGGCGGCCAGTTGGTCGACGCCATCGATGACGCGGATCGAGTTGAGGGGATCGATTTCAAACATCACGCTGCCGTCGATCTCCAGCTTGTAATAGGTCACGGCGACGGCGTACTTGAACTCGGCTTTTTCACCCGGTTTCCAGTCCCCCGGGTCGACTTCCTTGAGGCTGCCACGCAGGGTGGCGACCACCGACTTGACCACACCTTTCTGGCCCTTGAAGGCACCGCGGAACGAGGCGTTG